TATCTGGTACACCATAAAAAGTATTTAAAGGCGAGTACTGTTTAAAGTGTATTATTTCATTTGGTCTTGGATCCGACGCAACTGGATTCGGATTTTTTGCACCAAAATTTCTAAAATAGACAACCTTATTTCCGATTATCTGAACATAGCCATCTCGCAATCTACGAACACGCATTGTAGTTGCTGGTATATGACCTACATACCCAATCTCTCCACGAGTAGTTCTTCCAATTTCAAGATACCCGTTTCCTATTGCTTGCACATCTGTATAAACCTTCATCATTGTTGTTGTAAAAGAATCATCATCATTTAATGATTCTAACCATTCGTGCAATTCAATCTTTGCACGTTCAATTCTATTTCTTGCTCTTGATACTTGATCTGTATCTTTATTTGACTCTAAGCGAAGCATTGTGCTTGGTGCAACTTCAAAGTCATAACCTAAGCCAACGATGTTTTCTACTTTAGCATCAATAGCAGCATGGTTAGCAAATGATGTATCATAATAATTTGCAAGTTCGTAAACATTCCAAGGTGGAGTAATTACATCAAATAGACCATAGCCATTTCTGTATACTGTTCCAGGGTTAATCTCTTTTGATTTTGCATCTCCAAGTCCGTGTTGTTCTGCTCTTGCGCTATCAATATAACCTTGTCCTGGATCGTTTGCTGACTTTTCCATAAAGCGTGAGGTTCTTCTTTTAAAGTTATTGTCTAAACCAGAATATGACTTTAACTCTGTCCACGTCTTGTTGAATGGATCTGATGTTTTAAAAGAGTCAGTTGGCTCTATAAGATTATCAATACTTGCTCTAAGAATATACTCTTGATCTTCTGACATTATTCTTCGTCTCCATACTTTGCAATAGTATCTTTTGCTGCCTGTACTGCTCCAAGGTCATTTAGGTTAGGAATTAATCCAGCCTTCATTCTATCTACTTGTTCGCTGTACTCTTCATCAGTAACTCTTCCCATACCCGCAAAAAAATATGGCTCCCCATCTGGCTCTCCATAATATGCTGCTGCTTGCTTTAATTCTGCAATTCTTGCAAGATCACCCTTCATTGATGGAATGTTTAATATGTTCCCGTTTCCATCAGTAAACCACTTACCGTTAGACTTTTTCCAAACATAAATACCCCAATCATACTGCTTATCGATTAGTGTAACCTTGGTTTCGCCTATCTGGCCAGGCATTCTTGGCTTGCCTTTTTTGTCAAAAAGTGGCTGATCTTTATGTTTCATAACCACCAGTATACCATATCATACTGCAGATGACGTAGACTGTTGCCACAAAACGTTTTGGTATATATTGTATTCGCATTCTCCAATACCAAAAACCTTGTCTGTGCCAGTTATTATTTTATTTGTTCCTACGTAACTCTTATATACATCTTCTGGATCTACCCCATAATAACTGATTGAAGACTGTACCAGAACACCGTTCCATAGGAAAAACTCTGGTACCCAATACTCCCAGTCTAGAGTTAGAGGGCCAGATCTCTTTACTTGGAACCAAGGTCGCTTAGAAACCTTTTGAACTTCTTGCAGATTGGTAGATTGATAATAAGATATATTATTAAATAATAATGGTCCGTTTAGTTTTATAGATCCAAACACTCCAGAAATATCAAGAAGATTGGAAAAGGAAATACCAAGAAACGCCCACTGCTTAATGGTTAGCACTGGATCTTTAACAATCTTACCATTTAGATAAAATGCTATTCCGTTTTCTATTCTTCCAGTTAATGCATTAACTCCGTAGATCTTTCCTCTTTGTCCAGTTTGATCATTGGCAACTATGTAAAATCTAATGTATGAGTTTTTTGCTTCAATTTCAAATATCTGTTGTGGCGCATATGGGAAGTAGTCTTCATCAAATCTAACTGCAAGTTGCATAGCCATAATCTTATCAAAGTCAGAAGTTTGATTTTCATTTATTGGAATTAGTAAACCTCTGTTGATTAAAGGATCTTGTTTGCCTCTAACCTGAATACCGCTTGTTCTTGTCATATATAAATATGGCGATGTATTTTTATAAATACTGTAAGGATTTTTTCCTTTGTAATTATAGTAAATGCCAGATTTTTTATACGGATACATTTTTACATAAGGACTTGTTCCTATAGGATTGCTATTATTATTAAAAGCCTGAGAGCAGTATTCTAGTTTCTTAAGTTTAACTTTGTTTCTTAAAATATTTTTTACTTTAAACTCTAGATGAGTCACCAAAGAAAGTTCATTGAAATCTACATTAGACGGAGGATAAATAATCATGTTATCTATGACTTCGTACTTACTGCTTATCCAGTTGCTACCTGGTTCTACAGTTCCTTCCTTTGCTGCTGGTTCAATATGTGTAAAGAAAGAACTACTTTGAGTTGCTCCTGCTTGAGTATATTGAAAACTTACAAAGGATCTTACAAGAGAATTAGTAGTATCATATTTATAGGTTCTGGTTACATTATATTGTAAATCTTCATAATCTCGATATCCAGTAAACAAAAAATTATCTAAAGAATCGTATGTTCTCTTTTTAGGATAATTAAACTTATTATAAAGTTCTGCATAACTCCATTCGGTTGGATCTGTTTCTATTTCATAAAACTTAGATGGCGCTGGATAGTTTATATTAAACTGTAAGAAGTCTAGATCGTATACTCTATCTCCTTCTGCATCATCAACAAATTGTGCATAATATGTTAGTGGCTGATAATCTTCCCAATACCCAACTGTATCTATATCAAGTTGATATTCATCAAAATATCTTGATGCAACTAATGTATAACTAGCAGTATGATCTAATATTTTATCAAAAAGCATTAATCCAGCAGTTCCGCCATTAGCAATATAATCCCAGAGTTGCTGATTGTATAATCCTCCATCTAAAGTAATAGAGTGTATGTAGTCTTCAATTGTGTCATAATCTGATGGAAGTCCATCTGCCCCAAATGCTGGCGCAATTAAAGAATGATTCCTAGCATTTGAAAGTCCAACTTTATAAATATTTCCATCAAACCAAGAAGCAAAATTTTCATCATTTCCAATGTAAAGTTTGCACTGTGAAATATTTCCAAGTATCGCTGCTACTTCTCCTCCATACCATCTAATTAAATTTTCAATATGAAAGCCAGCATAGAACTTTTCGCCAGTTATTACTTCTATATTTTCATGCTCAATTTCTGTAGGTGGATTATCTCCAAACTTTACAACATATGTAATCTTTTTTGCATCTTGGTAAAGATATATATGGAAGTAATTTTGATTAGGATCTATAACTTTAAATAAAGTCATGGGCTGCTCAACACCATTGATGTATCTTGGAGATCCAGTTTTCTTAAAAACACCGTAGATACTTTTAACTTCTTGTGCTAAGAAATTTAAATTATTAAAGTATAGTTGGGCACAATAATCAGAGTTTGGCCTTACCTTAAAATATTCATCTCCGAATTCAGGAGGCAACTGAGAGTTTATAGATAGCCAGTCATTGTAATAGGAACTACTATTTACTCCTTGATAATTAATTAAAAATTCTGGAAGACTGTAGTCTGGAGTAGAAAGCATATTGTTTTCAGAATTTAAATTATCATTTATTCCTTGATTCCAATTTCCTATATCTGGATAAGAATAGTTATTTGAATAATCAGCAAATGCATAGTCAATAAGCAAAGACTGTCCACTATACGCTGTATTTATATTATCTGGTGCTTGAACACCCTGACCAAAGACTAGTCTTCTTTTGGCTATAATATTAGAAACTTTATATGGGTATATTCCTACACAGTCTATCTCTATTGGGGAAACGTCTTCATATGACCAAAAACCAAGCCACTCTTTTGTAGAGTTAAATTCTAAATCAGCAGTTTTATATGATAAGGACAATACTTCTTCTCCGTTTATATAAAGTTTTGAAGAGTTGTCTAAATATAAAATATGAACAAGCATTGGTCTTGTCCATTCTCCAATGTAATGTGATGCCGACTTGCCTCCTATTTTTAAAACTAAAAATGGACCATCTACATACAAGCCACTGTCGTTTACTAAACTTCCAAATATTTTTTTAGGTTCTGTGGCATTACAATTTATTCTTAGCCACATTTCAACTGTATATGTTCTATACTTTCCATTATCATTTAAAAATCCTTCAGAAGGAAGAATTAGAGATGGCTTACCGTCGTTTGGAGTTATGACTGTACAGTTTGCGGTACCGTAAACCATTGGTGCTCCGACATTTTTAGCAACAAAAGAATTTTTCTTAATAAGATAGTACCCAGTGTTTTCCTCTAAACCATATGATCTTGCTGGATAACCATACTCAGTTTCATCAAATATTCCAGTCGGTATTTGTACTGGAGTAATTCCTAAAGATGTTGACGCAAACTCTTCCGACCACTGTCCAAGTGTTAAGCCATTTACTAAAACTGTGTTTTCTTCAGAATCAGAGTATCCTCCAAGGAAGTTTGCTTTAAATACTAATCTCATTTCACCGCTAATATTTGGTACAGCAAAGGAATTAGAAAGAAACATCCACTTTTCCATTATTGTTGTGTTAAATATTTTTGTCTTTTTTACCCAGTCACCTAGTGGTACATCGTAATACTCATAACCAATTTCATAACCAGTTATATAAGCACTATTTGAATATACATAAACACCTATACAAAAAGTTCCTAAGTCTTTATTTATATCAGAGAAATCTAAAATGCTTGAACTAACGCATGAGAAAGAACCGCTATCAGATGATATCACGTTTCCAGATATTTTAGTTACACTAGAGTTTGTAAAAGGCTCCCCAATTACTCCTAATGCTTCCTCAACGGAGCATCCCTCTGTAGCCCAACTATAAATGTTTCTATCAGCGTCAGATATTAATGATAAATAGTCTGCGCTATCATCTAAAGACCAAAGAGCAATGGGATGTTCTGCGAAGGCTTTTTCTGCATATAGGTTAGATTGGATAGACATTATGAGTCTATTTTATCATACTACGAGATTTTTATTTCGCAAACGTCTGTAGTACAGTACATTTCGCCCTGTGCCTCCAGATTTTCTACTCCGTCATAAATAGCAGACCAATCAATCTTTTTGATCTCTCCAATATAACTATCGTATTCTTCTTTAGTTATTTGAGTATATGGCTGCTGAGGATATGTGTGATTTCCCATCGGCAAGAATGAAACAGCCTTTAGTTGTCCTTCGTACATATGTAAGGCAGGCGCTACATGCTTTGCTTCAGTTTCTTTGTCAAATGAAAGCGTTACAGAAACGCCATTATCTGACCAGTATTTCTGAGCAGTAGCAGCAAGCGCAATCTTCTCAAATAATGTAACATCTTTTTCAGATCTTGGATGTCCAGAATGAACTGGGAAATAAACGACAGTTGTATTCGCAGATACAAGGTCAGCCTCCATCTTATATCCAGCAGCCTTGAACAAGTGAATCATTGGGTCGGTATTCCCAAAGCGAATTGCTCTCAAGAAATAATCTCCGCCTGGTGCCCAGTGTACTCCTGGAGTTGCGCCAGAGAGAATTGATACAGACCCTGATGGCTTAACAGTTGTGACTCTAATGGACTCACGAACACATAGCCATTCAGAATAAGAGTGATCATACTTACGAATAGTCTTGTATCCTTCGTCCATCCATTCTCTCACAACAGGCAAGCCAAATTTGTCTGAGAAGGATGCAATACCTGTAAGTGATGTACCAATACGACGATTACGCTGCATGATTCCATTTGTCTGTTGCCAGTGTGTAGGTATCAGCGTTACCGTCTTGCCATATAGGTAAGCAAACTTGAGTGTCCGCAGGAAGTCCTCCTTAGACTCATGACGATTCAAGTGCACTTCTACAAGTGTACATAATTCGTATGACTCTAATGGCTGCTCCGCACACGGATTGAAGCCCATAACACGATAGTCTTTGCCATCCTTTGGATCTGCTAGACGACCATAGTTACGTGCTACATCAAGCCAGATGAATCCTGGTTCTCCGTTATCAACGATTAGGTCTACGTAGTCTTCGTACTTTGTACCTACCGTCGCAGCGATGGAGTTGTTAGACATCCATGCCCAACCTGGATTTTCTGGATCAAATGAATTACGCTCTGGAAAAACCTCAGCGTTCTTCAAATTCATAAAATCTTGATCTTCTGATGCACCCAAAGCCAAGGTAGCAGATCGTCTAACATTTCCTGATACAACGCATGTACCAATAAGATTAACTATATCTACTATTGCTCTTGAGTCAAGGGTTTCTCCTGCTCTACCGCCGATTACAGCCTTGATCTGCTTGTGCAACTGTATAAGTGGTGCAGGACCGCTTGCTGTACCGCCAAAACCCTTAATAGGGGCACCTAAAGGCCTAATGAGGTCATAGTTAAAGTCCTGGATATACATATTAGGCTTTAAGTATGAATTAATGAGTAATCTAACAGAATCTACCCAGCCCTCACGAGTATCTGGTATTTCATATACCTGTGGTGGTTCTGTAGGATCATAAATGGTTAGATTTTTCTCCCCGCCCAAAGTGTCAAACCCTACACCCACGCCCATCATTAATGCATCCATAACCCAGCCAAACAATTGTCCTGGATCATTGCGATCTATGTCTTTTGTAGAAACCATCGCACAATTCTGTAGTGCAGCAGAGTTTTTCTTTTCCATTGTTAGTGGAGTTCCAAATGCCCACATACCACGTCCTGGTGGAGTCCACTTAAGTTCAAACATTCTTTGATATGCCTCTTTTGCTGATGACTGCGCCTTATAGTCATTCCATGGTAGTCTGTTTTCTTTAGCATGATTCTTCTGGGCTGAGTACATACCCTCGATTACTCTGCGACAAACCTCATGCCATCTTTCCTTAGTTCCATCTTCCTTCATACGGGAGTAGGTACGGATAAATGTAATCTCTCCTAATGAATTACCACCTGCATCTGTAAAACCAAATGGCGCTTCCTTTGTTTTATACTCATTTATGAACTCTTCAGACAAACGAAAACTAAAAAAATCAGACATTGTTTTTCTCCTTAAGAAACTGTAATTAGTAAAGTATACCAGAGTTTTTGTTTTTATAAAACTCTAATGCTATTATTGAGGGTTAGATTACGCAAACTTACTACTCAATACATGATTCATTTCAATATGATTAATATTAAAGTGAGATGGTAATTCTGAAACCCAAAGAATTGAATTGGCAAGATCTTCTGCAGTTAAGGCACAATCTCTTTTCTCAATTTGAGTATCTATTGTACCTGGACAAATTTCAGTTACTTTAATTTTATATTCAGAAAACTCCATCCTCATAGTATCCACTAGAGCCATCTGACCTCTTTTGGCATTAGTATAATTACCTCCGCCACGATATGGGATCTTGCCACCCAAAGAACTTATAAAAATGATAGTTGGAGATTCTGACTTTTGTAATGCTGGTACAAAAAGTTGAGAAAGATACATTGGGCCAGATACATTAATCTCATAGGCTATTCTAAAGTTGTCCATTGTTTCTCTTATAATACTTGTTGGTCCTGACCCACCACCAGCATTATTAACTAAAAGGTCTAATGTTATATCTTTATATTTTTCATAAAATTCTTTAATTGCATTTGGCTGAGTTATATCTAATTGATAAACCTCGACATTATCAGAAACTAACTTAGAAATGTTTTCTAGATTACGAGATAATGCAATTACCTTATATCCATTTTCAGATAAAAGTTTAACGGTTGCATAACCTACACCTTTGCTTGCACCAGTAACTATGGCTGTTTTCACTACATACCTTGCTGTTGGTTAAGTTGCATGTTGTTGTGAATCCAGTGACCTGGAACCATATACTTAACACCAGATTTTACTGTATGCGCTGTATGAAAATATGGCGCTTCTGCTGGGAAAATAATAACGCTATTTGCTTTTGGCTTTATTCCAAAATCTATTGCATTGTTTGTAACAGCATCATCATAATCTAAATTAACTGGTGGGGCACCATGAACCCATCCGTCTTTGCTGTTCCATCCACCATCATAATTTTTTAATTGAAATGATATCTCTCCACCTTCACAATCATCATTTAGGTACATGACTAGAGAGTATCTCAAAGTCTTATCCCCATCTAACTGATCGAAGTGTGCACCCATTGCCATTCCAGTATAGTATTTTTTAATATTAAAGGTTGGGAATAGTCTTGGTTCGTCAAAATCACCCAGGGACTCTGCATAATCTTTGCATACATTGTATAGAGTTGTCATGACTGCATCATAAATATACTTGCTTTTTTCTCCAACTATACCGCCAGACTTTGAGATGGCATCTATATCAAAAGTTTTTGTCTCTCCATAGATAAAATCTTTGTCATTAGAAGATGTCCATTTTTGCCAAAGATTAACCTTGGTGTCATCATAAAACTCCATGTCGTCTAGTTCATTTAAAGTTTTTAAAAACACATCAAAGTTATCTATTGCATCTGTATAGTAATATACTTTTGGATCTAGTATTTCTCTATTCATATTAATACCTATTTCTTTCGTAATGACCTATTTCTTTTATAAAACCAACTATGACATATCTTATTGGCCCGTCACCTACATGCTTTACTCCATGCTCATATTCTTCATTTCCTGGAAAAAATAATAGATCTCCTGGCTTTGGTCTCAATGCTATATCTTTGTTTGGGAAGAATAACTCTCCGTCAATATAATCATCATTTATGTATATTATTGTTGCATAGTGTATTGATGGATCTGTATGCTGATCAGTATGTGATTTTAGTTCTACACCCTTTTGCATTCTCTGAATAGTGGCAAGTCCACTGAGTTCAAGTCCTGGAAAAGAAGGATGAATTATATCTGATAGTCTTCCATAGAAAACATTTTGTTCTGGATGGTGCTTAATGTTTAAATTTTTATCTACCCAGTTTTGAGTAATCTCAAATTTTCCTTCAGCAACCAGGTTATCGACATCTTCTCTGCCAAACTTTTCCAAACAAAATCTTTTTAGATTTCCCATATACTCTACTTCCCAATCTTCTTGAGATGCAGCATTAATCACATTCCAAATAAAATCTAACTCTTCTTTTGTTAAAAAGTCTTTAATCCAAAGTAGTTCTGGAGTTACCTCTTCAAACTCTAAGTTATTATTTTTTAAATTTTCTTTTAAAGAATCCATCATCTTAAATAGCATCTCCCTTAAACAGATATTTATTTCCATCTTCATCTATCTTATATCCATCTTTAAGAAGATTTTGCCACTCGGCTCTTTCAACTTCCTGCTTGGCTCTAGTCTCTCTCATCTCTTCTGCCCAAGCATCTCTTAGTTCCTGTGGATATGCATCTTCTTCACGATCATCCCAGAATGAACCTATTGTGTACCTAACTCCACTAGTTATAAGAGTTACTTCATGCATATTGTTGAATCCCCCGTCAAAAGCAGCAAGCATTCCAACTTTAGGCTTTATGCTTATTTGTTGATCTGGGAAATGCAAAAGTCCGCCTTCAAAGGTATCATTCAGATATAAAAATGCAGCATATCTACTTCTAGTAAATGCTCCAGAATTTCCGTGTTCGTCTGTATTATCAGAATGCTTTCTTGCATAAGCCCCTGGCTCCCATTTCTGAGTATGATATCCAATTTGAGAAATTATCTTTGGGTCTAAATCATGAACACTGGCAACGGCATCTATGATACCTTTTTTAATTTGTGTAAAAATATCAGAAGGCAAACCTTCGGCAATTACATGTTTGTCGTTATCTTGTGGCAAAACAGAAGAATAAGATTCATAAAAGGATATAGGCATCCAACTAATCGTTCCTAGTTCTGCATGCTTATCTAAAACCTTTACAAGTTTAGCAGCAGTTTCAGAATCGATAAAGTTTTCATAAACGACTATATCTTTTGTTAGCCTATTTTTGTTATCTAAATTCATTTCTTAATCCCCCTTTTTGGATCCCAAGATTTTACTTCTTCTTCTGTAGGGAAAATTCTATGGTACTTTACATTTGGATCTGGCTTTACGTCTCCAGTATGCTCTAAAATTTCCCAGAAAAATGGACATGTATATCTTAAAGATTTTGTAACTTCTGTTACTCCATGGACATAGTTCATGTCTCCTGGGAAAAAGTATGCCGAACCACGCTTTGGTTTAAATTGAACCTTTTGATATGGAAAGTATAATTCTCCACCCTCATAATCATCATTAATATAAAATAAACTTGAAATATCATAATATGGAAAATCGTTTGGTAATCCAGCGTCTGATCCAAAATGCAATTCTTTGTCTGCATGAGGCATTTGAAACTGTCCTGGATTCCACTTAACAATTGTTTGTCCTGTAGGCTGTACCCTTACCTTAAAAAAATCTTCAATAATTGGCTGAAGTCTATTGAATAACCCTATTAGTACTGGAAGAATTTTTGGATCATTAGCATCTAAAGATGGGGCAGTTGCAACTCTGTCTTTCCAATAACTTGCATCATATATAACAGTTCCATTTTCATTTATATGGCTTTGAGTAACATCCCAAATAGTTATATTTCTTGCTGCTTTTTCTAAAAAATCAACCTCTTCTTGAGTCATAAAATTTTCTAACTCAACTATATTTTCAGCACCATAACCAAAAAACCCAGATGGGGTAATTGATGGATGTCTTATTACTCTTACTGCATCTTCTGGCATCATATTATTATTATATCATCCTATAGTGTTATCTTTTACATATAATTTTAGTGTTTTTACTTCATGAGACCCTACAGATTCATTCTTTTCATTTATAGCATTTCTATACCAATCGGTCCAGTTGCCAGACGAATTCAATACCTGTGCTGCCTCTCCATAAGCGATGTTTGCATTTGTTCTAGAACGATCCTCATCTTTATATTCTACAATTTCAATTGATGTATTATTTAAGTTTGTTAAAGATATTGGAATAATTGTTGCAATAGGGGTTCCTGCTTTTATGATGGTTTCTACGTTAGCCTTTTTTGCTTTAAGAGCAAGAGGCAATGGGTTGTCATAAAATGAAGTACTTATTACGCTGGACATAGTTTCAAAGTCATCATTAAAATAATTAACTGGATGTATTGTCCAAATACTAACATCTGGATCTGTTCTAAAAACCAAAGAAGTATTTAAACTTATTGAGGATTGACCTCTTCCAGAGTATGAGCCTGACGGACTTACAATCTTTACATGTTGGTCTGTCTGATCATTTATTCCATCCCATTTAAAAATTATATCCTCTGAGCATGAAAGATACCATCCTATAACGTTTGATTGAGTTACTGGAAAACATCTATATGCGTGATTTTCAGATGTTAAGTCCATCCAATCTCTTTTAATCGACATTGGCTCAATGTTAAAAATACATCCTTGCATTTTTTCAACAGTAATGTTAAACATTATTCATTTGCCCACTTTGGATCATACATATCTGGTGTATGATACTTTTTGCTGTAATCTAGCATTGTTACAATTGAATATTTAGTTCCAGAATGTACTGGCATTGCTTGATGTGGATACATAAAGTTTGATGGGAAAACATACAGATCTCCAGCCTTTGGCTTTATGTTTAAGTTTTGCAGTCTAAAATATAACTCTCCACCATCGTAGTCGTCATTAATATATGCAACTAAAGAAACGGTGCAATTATAAGAGAAGCCATGATCATGGTGTTCTTTAAAGTGTTGTCCTGGTCCATACTTGATAAAGTTAAATGCTTCCCAATATTTTAACGGCATAATGTTATAATCTCTACGATAATCATCTACTGCTGGAGCCTGTACGTCATAAACGTCTTGCCAAATTTTTTGAAGCAATAAAGAGTCCTTGCTTGGATCTGATTCAATATCAGTTTTCTTAAATTTAAAGTCATAGCAATCACGATAGTCTGGCATTAACTGCTGATATCCAACATATGCTGGCAGCCAGTGATAAGGCTTTCCTTCTGGAGATAACTCTCCCCATGGTGCTGGAGAACCCAAAAGACCTTCTAATCTTTCTATAATATTTAATTCTGGTTTAATAACACCTCTATAGCAAGTAATTCCAAACCCTAATGATTCTTTTTCTGTCCAGGTTGACATGATATCTCCTTTTACCTATACTCTCTTCTTGTCCAAATTTTATCTTTATATACCCCGCCGTCTGGCTGACGATAAATATTTGCATTATCTACTATTTTAGCATATACTGTTGATGAATCCAAAATGTCAAGTTCATGTTCCCAGTTCTCTCTTTTAAATGGAAGTATCTGTAGGTATGGGGTTCCTGCTGGAATAGTCCCTTCCCAACCTTCGACAATAAAGAATGGAAAACTACCTAATAACTCAACCTTGTCTGAATCTACAACTCCAGTAGTATTCATAAATGGTAGATCAAATCTATTCATTGGAGTCATAAATAATGCGCTATAGCCTTCTGGCAATTTCATTCCCCAATCTGGCATCCAAGCAAAATGATCTTTATAGTATCCTTGCGGATGTTCAAATTGTTGCATTGGTGGTCTAGATGTACAAAAATCTCTATACATTTGATTTTCTATTGTAAAATCTAAAGAACCTTTACTATTTTTAGTAAATGTAATATCAGTTGGCGTTCTAAATACATAGCCAGTGATGAAGGCATCCATGATTGCTGGACAAGCCTTCCATGTAGGTATC